GTACAATAAATAACTATGAGGAAGATAGACACAAGGTCACATCTACCGCTTTTTGGCTACACACACACCCAAATGACTATACTTTTGGACCAGATTTTGTTAAAGAAAAACAATTATTAAATGCAAAAATAGATAAAATAATTTTTGAACCATCCATGGACTATATCAAATCATTTTCACCAGGCATATCTAAACGTGAAAGATGGGGATTAGTTAGGTATGCAGATACAGAATTTTTAACATGGCATACAGACGGAGATGCAAAAAATAAAAGAAAAGTATCTTTTGTATTTTATATAAACGATGACTATGAGGGTGGAGAAATTGAATTTAGGAATTTTGTTGGATCACCCTATAAACCTAAAAAAGGTACTCTGTTGATGTTTCCATCTTTTCCAGAGTACCTTCATAGGGTTATACCAGTCATAAGTGGTACAAAATATGTGCTTATATCATTTGCTGTTTAGTTTGGGAACTGTTTCATGAGTTCTTTTGTCCTTGGTGTTAATCCATGCCAAGAAGACCAATCATCTCCCCCATGTGACATATAAAATGCAACATCGGCATTTAATACAGGATTAAATAGTTCGGCATTAGCAGTTAGATTGAACTTCTCTCTACGATCAGGCCCAAGGTCTCCAATCATATTGATTTGAAATAGTCCAAACGAACTATCTCCAGTCCTATGGCTCTGATTTAAAGCCAAAGGTCTTCCATTAGATTCCTTTTTAGCAACAGCCCAGGCCTCTACAAGGTGCTTTCCTCTAAAACCAACAGCCCATAATAAATCCTTTAGTTCAAGATCTGTTAAGGTTGTATAGTTTCGATATTTTGCTAATTTATCTTCTGCCCTAGAAACAACTAGGTCCTCTTGCGAGGACACAGGTGCTTCCGAAGGTTGAATTGTACTTATATTATTATTAATAAGCACGTCTGTTGCGTTTGCAGAGTTTGACCATACAGCAAACATCAAAAGAATGCTGAGTACGCCAATGATTTGCTTTTTATCATTCATAAAGTTAATCATAGTTTCCTCCTTAGAAACAAACAGCACCTTTTAAGGGGTGCCATATTACTTCTTAGTATAACATCTTTTCACTTTCTTTGTCAAATACTAAAATCAAATATGGTATAATAAAAACACTATGCCTGGACAATCTTCTAATTTTGCATTACCATATCCTACCGCTGATGATGCTGTAAATGTGCATGGAGATATTAAAAAATTAGTAGATCAACTTAATATTATACTTCCACCACTTGGTATTTCTGCATTTCAACTTGAAGCAACTAATGTGACAGATATCACAATACCAGCAGGGTATCCAGTATATATAACAGGATATTCTAACTTATCTAGCAAACCGACAATTGAGCCATCATTACCAACAACAACTAAACCAGTATTGGGAATCACAAAAGAATCTATAGCAAAAGATCATAGCGGTGTAGTTGTTGTTGCTGGAGTATTAGAAAATGTAGATACTCATTTATTTCAGGATGGCGATGTATTATATGTTAAATCTGGTGGAGGTTTAACTAATGTTAGACCAACAAATGGTGCTGCTGCCGTTGGAGTTGTTGCTCACGCAGCATATGCAGTTGATAATGGTATTATAATTGTAGAAGCAAAGGGGAACGGTACTTGGGGTGCATTGAAAAATGGACTTTCATAAATCGTTAATGGTATAATTAAATTATGGCGGTATTAAGAACAACTACTATCACATCTACACAAGCAACAAATGCTGCAGGTGAAATTCCTGTTGGTGCAATTCCACCAAAAGTAAGATGGACAGTTGTTAAGGGAGATAGCGCATCTTTTAGAATTTATGTTGAAGATGATAATGCAAATGCAATTGATCCAACAGATTATAATATTAAAGCAGACTTCCGTAGAGGTACAACATTATTGTTTTCAACAAATCCATCTAAAACTGAATTTGATAGCAATGGAGAGTTTACGGTATATCTTACTCCAGCGCACTGTAAGCAATTAGCAACGGGAGATATTTTTGACGTTCAACTATCAGATTCTGTGGTTGTTTGGACTGTTTGCAGAGGAGTAATGACAGTTATTGATGAAGTAACTGATCGTGAATAATGGCAAAACAGGTTGTAACTACAATAACAAGTGCAGCCTTAGTAGGATTAGCAACACTTAATCCAATAGGCGAAATTACTAACTTAGATAGTCGATATGTTGAGGTTGAACTAACACAAGCACCAAAAAAGGTATTAGTTAATGAACACTTACCTTTTAAACTTAGAATTTCCAATGTAGTCCTTGACGGATATACAAGGAAAAATCCAGCAGGGATTGGAGTAGCCATTATTGGACACAGCAATTATATTCTGTGAAAAATAATGTTATAATTCATACATGGCAAAGTTATCATTATCATTAGTCAAGAATAAATTTCAAACGGGAGATCGTCCTACACAGGAAGACTACGAAGATTTAATTGACTCAGTATCTGCTCAGGCAACAGACCTTGGCACATCAGGCAATAACGAAAATACAATTAATGGGATAGAGAACGCTACAGTCATCGATAACTTTAGCGCATCTGACTGGCGAATGGTTAAGTACCTGGTTTCTCTTTCCATGACAGCATCAGGAAACAATAAATTCTATGCTACAGAAATTACAGTTTTAGTTGACGGATCAAACATTAACGTCAGCGAATATGGCACAATAGACAATGATGGGAATATTGGCACCATTAGCGTCTCAAGGACTGGAAATACCGTCGCTTTAACAGTGACTCCAGATCCTGCAATTACGCCAGTCACAGCACGTTTTGCACGTATTGGACTTAAGGCATAAATAAGGAGATAAAAATGGCAACAGTAAATAAAAACTTTAAAATCAAACAAGGACTCATTGTCGAAGGTAGCGAGGCTACCGTAGCAGGTAATGATATCCTTACAAAGAAGCAAGCAGACCAAGATTACATTGTTAATCTTGCTGGTGGCGGTGCTTCAACTTCTAACGAACCTAATAAGGTTGTAAAGCGTGACGCAAATGGTAATTTTGCAGCAGGAACAATCAATGCAGATCTTGTTGGTGATGTAACTGGTGATTTAACTGGTAATGCAGATACAGCAACTGCTCTTGAGACTGCTCGTACAATTGAATTGACTGGAGACATAACAGGTTCTGCATCATTTGACGGTACATCAAATATTCAAATTCAAGCATCACTAGATGCAGACTTTGCAACAGATGCAGAAGTTGCAACAGCAAAGTCAGAAGCAATCAGCGATGCAGGAACATATACAGATGCACAAATCTCTACAGAAGTTACAAATCGTAACTCTGCAATTGCAACTGCTAAGTCAGAAGCAATTTCAGCAGCATCAACAGATGCTACAAATAAGGCTAACGCTGCAGAGGCAAGTGCAAATTCATACACAGATGATGAAATTACTGCACTAGATCTTTCTCTTAAGTCATATGCAGATCAAGCAGAATCCGACGCAATTAGTGCAGCAGCAACTGATGCAACATCAAAGGCTAATGCAGCACAGGCTGCAGCAATTGCAACCGCTTCAGCAGATGCTACTACTAAGGCTAATGCAGCACAGGCTGCAGCAATTGCAACCGCTTCAACAGATGCTACTACTAAGGCTAATGCTGCTCAAGCAGCAGCAGAAGCAACTGCCTCAGCAGATGCTACTACTAAGGCTAATGCAGCACAGGCTGCAGCAGAGGCAACTGCAAATGCAGCAAATGTAGCACTTTATTCAACAGTAACAACAGATATTGCAACTGCTAAGGCTGCAGCAATTTCTGATGCAAATGCTCATACAGATGCAGCAGTCGCTGCGCTTGTTGATTCAGCACCACAAATGCTTGATACTCTTAATGAGTTAGCAGCAGCAATTGCTGATAATCCAAATTATGCTACAGACGTAACAAATCTTGTTGCAACTAAGGCTGATACTTCATATGTAAATTCAGAAATATCAGATCTTGATACAGCAGCACAAGGTTATGCTTCAAATGCACAATCTGCAGCAGAAACATTTGCTACAAATGCAGATTCAGTACTTTATAGCACAGTCACTGATGATATTGCTACAGCAAAATCAGAGGCAGAGGCTACCGCACAAGGATATGCTGATACAGCAGAAGATAATGCCATTGCAACTGCAGCACTAGATGCAACTACAAAGGCTAACGCTGCACAACTCGCTGCAGAGGCTACAGCATCGGCAGATGCTACTTCAAAAGCAGATGCAGCAGAAGCAGCAGCAAATTCATACACAAATGCAGAAATTACACAAGAAGTTGCAGATAGAAACTCTGCGATTTCATCAGCAATTTCAGATGAAATAACAAATAGAAATTCTGCTATTAATACAGCAATTGGACAAGAAGTTGCAGACAGAGATTCTGCAATTACCTTGGCAATTAGCAATCTTAATACATCTGTAGGTGGAGACATCGATGCTGCAATTTCTCAAGAGGTTTCAGATCGAAACTCTGCAATTACAGCAGCAGTTAATGCACTAGATACAGATGATATTGAAGAGGGAACAAATAACCTATACTTCACAGATGCTCGTGCACAATCTGCAGTGGCTGGTAATATTGCTACAGCGGTATCAAATGCAGTAAATGCAATCACTACAACAGATATTGAAGAAGGAACTAACCTATACTTCACAAATCAGAGAGCAATTGATGCAGTAGGTGGAAACATCAACGATGCAATCGCTGCTGGTGACTCAAATGCCTCACCAACATATCAAGAAATTAACTTTACATGGGCAACAAAGCAAATTGGTACATATACATGGGTTCCTAATTCAGGAGTTGCTACTGTGTACCAATGGAATGGATCATCATTCCCTGCAGCAAAGTTCCTAGTAAGAGTTCGTGAAGGACAACATTCACAAGTTTCTGAGGTTCTTGTAACTAAGGATGACAATGGAAATGTTGCTATAACAGAATATGCAATCGTTCATACAAATGGAATTCTAGGAGATATCTCTGCAGAATTTGCAAACGGTACATATTCATTGACAGTAAATGCAGTAAATAATTCAACAGAGGTTATCGTATCAGGCATGTTGCTTGCATACGGAGACTAATTAAGGTAAGGGGTAGATAATGGCTACAGTAAATAAAGACTTTAGAGTAAAGAACGGACTACAGGTCAATGGAACTGGTAGTTTCGGAGGTGCTGTAGTAGTTGGCTCACCTACAATTGCTTCACATGCTGCTACGAAAGAGTATGTTGATGGCAATTCTGGTGCAGTCTCATCAGGATCTACCCCTCCAGAAAATCCAACAGATGGAAAGATGTGGCTAGATACATTAACAAAAAGAGTTAATGTCTATTACGATGGTGTTTGGTATACCCAGGCAACTATTGATGATACCTTAAATCTTCCACAGCACATCCACGATACAGCAATCGATGGAACAGGATTTATTGTTACTACATTCCGTGAGGGTGGAAGTTTCAATAGTCCATTGGGTCAAGGTTTTGACGGTGGCGGACCAAGCACAACTTCTTGGGACATTACTGCAGACGGTGGCTCACCAATTGATAACTTCAACTAAAAATTGATGTTATAATAAGAAAAGTAAAAGATGGGTAGCACCCATAAGGAGATAAAAAACATGGCAACAAGAATGCAGCAACGCAGAGGTACTGCTCAGCAATGGACTGACGCAGACCCAATTTTAGCAGCAGGAGAAATTGGATTTGAAACAGATACCAGCCAATTTAAGATTGGTGATGGCGTTAACGCATGGTCAGACCTCTCCTACTTCAAAAATTTAGAAGACTTAGGTGGAACACTTGACGACTATATCCCATTAACAGAAAAGGGTGTGCCAAACGGTGTAGCAACACTTAATTCGCTTGGAAGAATCCCACTTGGTCAATTAGCAGACCTTGTTGATTCAGCACCAGAAGCACTAGATACTCTTAAAGAAATTGCAGATGCAGTTCAGGCTGCACAGACTGCTCTTACAAATACTGAGGGTGCATTATCAGTACACAATGCACTCACAACAAGTGTTCACGGGATTGCAGATACAGCAGAATTAGTAACAAATACTAACCTTACAACCGCACTTGAGACAACAATTCAATCTGCAGTAGATTTATCTGCAGACTCATTATCGGCACACAATGCAAGCCACAATGTTCATGGTATTGCAGATACAACAGTTCTCGTTACAACAACTGCTATGAATGATGCAATTGATGATGCAGTTACTATTGCAATGAATGATGCAATTGATCAAGCAGTAGCAACAGCAGCAGCAGATGCTTCTACAAAGGCAACAGCAGCAGAGACTGCAGCAGGAGTTGCATCAGCAGCAGCAATTTCAACTCATAATTCAGATACAACAAATGTTCACGGTATTACAGACACAACAAATCTTGTTTACACAAATGACTCACGTCTAACAGATACAAGAACACCTTCAGATGCTTCTGTAACAGATGCTAAGATTAGCGGAACATTATCACAAAATAAGATCACAAATCTTACAACAGATCTTTCTGCTAAGGCACCTTTGGTATCACCAGCACTTACTGGTACACCTACAGCACCTACAGCAACAGCAGGAACAAATACAACACAGATTGCTACAACAGCATTCGTATCAACAGCAGTCGCTGATTTGGTTGCATCTGCTCCTTCAACACTAAATACTCTTAATGAGTTAGCAACAGCACTTGGTAACGATGCAAACTATGCATCAACAGTTACTGCTGCACTTGCAACTAAGGCAACAAAGACAGAATTAGATGCAGCAACACTTGTAGCATTCAATGCACAATCAGCAAGTTATACACTTGCATTGTCAGATGCTACAAACATGGTTGAGGCTACATCTTCATCTGCAACAACAGTTACAATTCCTACAAATGCATCAGTAGCATTCCCAATCGGAAGTGCAATTGATATTTTCCAACGTGGAACAGGACAAGTAACAATCGCTGGAGCATCTGGGGTAACAGTGCTCTACACACCTGGATTGAAGTTACGTGCTCAATACTCAGCAGCAACTGCAGTCAAGCGTGATACAAATACTTGGATCGTTACAGGCGACCTAACTGCTTAATAATTTATAATAGGGGGAAGATAAAATGGGAATTATTCGTAAGGGTGGTAAAGCATCTAAGTCTGCAAAGCAGACAATTAGATACTGGGGTATTCAACCAGCAGACCCAGTTATTACATCTGTAGTCCGTGTTGGTGTATCATATTTAAGTGGTGATTATGATGTTTACTTTACGCCAGGAACTGGTATTGGATCGACAGCATCTTCATACACAATTACTGCAAGCAATGCAACATATGGAGATAGAACCTTCACAGCAACCACATCCCCTTATAGAGTTACAGGATTGCGCTCTGGTGCATCATGGACTTTTAAGATTAAGGCAAATGCTACAATTGGACAATCAAATACAACAGTTACTTCAACTGAAGTTTCAGGTGGATCACAAAATGTTACTGGACTTCCAGGAAAGCCATCTGCGCCATCTGCATCATCACCATCAAACGTATCATACGATACAATTTCATGGTCAGCACCTGAAAATGGTGGATCAGCAATTATTGATTACCAGTGGGAATCAAATGATGGAAAATCTGGAACGGTATCTGGAACATCTACAAACGTAAACCAAGAAGGTGGAACAGCACAAGCATATCGTGTACGTGCTAGAAATACTGATGGATATGGTGAATGGTCTGATTATTCATCAACAACCACTACATTTTCATTCGTACCATTTTCAGTGTTTGGATTCTCACCATTCGGTGTATTCGGATTCTCACCATTCGGCGTATTCGGCTTCTCACCATTTGGTTTCTCTCCATTTGGAGTGTTTGGCTTTTCTCCATTCGGTGTGTTTGGTTTCTCACCATTCGGATTCTCACCATTTGGTGTGTTCGGATTCTCACCATTTGGATTCTCTCCATTCGGTGTATTCGGATTCTCTCCATTCTCATTTGGAGGATGCGTTGATGAAAACACATTAATCTCAGTTGTTACTGAAACTGGAGGATATGGAACAAAGCCAGCAAGTGAAGTTCAACCTGGAGACGAAGTATGGGGTGTTGTATGGGCTGAGTACTTAGATGAAGGATTTGATTCTTCGCTAGAATGGTCTTCTCCAACAATTACAAATCTAGAAATACGTAAAACAAAGGTTATTTCTAAGACACCACAACCAAAGACTGTAACAATGACAATTAATGGAGAAGTTTCTAAGAAGTTCTCACTTAATCAACCAGTTCTTACAAAGCGTAATGGTGCTTACATGTACGTTCTATCAGGTTCATTAGAACCAGGAGATTATGTACTTGAATATTCATATGAGCATGATGCCTTCTCTGAAGTACTTATTCAAACAGTACAACAGATTGAAGGAGATGCAAATACATTCAGATTTGACTGCGAAGATGCCGATACATTCCTTGCAGGAAATCTAGTTATGCACAATATGAAGTATTATTAAGATTTATCAAATAGTCGGGGGATATTGAGAGTGATTTATTATCATAATCATATCCCCCGAACTGCAGGTACATTTATTCATTCCCCTATTACTTCATTATTAAATAGTAGGGGAATTAATTATTCACTTGTATTTCAAAAAAATAAAATTGATGATGACAAATTAAAAACATCTAAATATATTTTTGGACATATTGGTTGCTATCCAGAAACTATCTTAGAAGATGTTTGCTCATTTTCGGTGGTGCGTGACCCATTTCAAAGGTTTATAAGCACCTTTAATTTTTTCTCTGAGTATGTATTTTATACCAAACCAACAATAGAATTACTTGAAAAATGGATTTACGATCCAGTGTTTTCAGAAAATCATAGAAATATACAATCTAGGTTTTTGACTGGTTCATCTAATAAAGATCGCTGGAATGCTGCTACAAGACCAGAAATTGTTGCCAACGGATGGATGATTGAAAACTATGAGTCTGATATCAAAAAAATAACAGACAAAATAGACAGAATAAAAGTCGTATCTTTGGAAAACATTGATTCATTATTAGATTGGCTTTCAGACATTAGTAAAAAGGATTATGGGTTTTCGTTGTTTAATCAAAGACATCCCATAAACGAATCCTCAAAACTGGAATTTGATATTCCCAAAAGCATTAAATCACGCATTGAAGAGTTAAATAGTATTGATTATCATTTATATGATTATATAAAAACCAATGAACATAAGTCTTTAAATGGTGTATAATAGTAAAGTCGAACGGAGACAAAAATGATGGAAGACTTTCCAACAGAAGGACTACAAAGCGTCAGTAAGTCCACACAACCACATAGATTTTTTGAAAGATACCTTAATAATGATTTGGTTCGTCTAGCAGGAGAACTACAAGACAGATACCAAAAAATTGAACAGGCACAGGTAACTGGTGTAACACCTGTTACAGATAATGAGATTTGGAAATCATCTAATAGTGTTTCAACCATGAAATGGAGACAGTACAACGTCTTCCAGTTCCATATTGAAGAAATTTATCATCTATACCTTGCCGTGTCTGACATGGTTAAGGAAGCATGTGAATATTACGATATCGATTTTGATGAACAAAAATATATGCTACAGGGCTGGTTTAATATTAATCATACTAAAAAGGGCAAGTTAGATTGGCACGATCATGGACCACTTGGAGCACCAAACTTTCACGGATACTATTGTGTAAATGCAGAACCATCAATAACACACTATAAGGCATTTGATAAGTATGTAGAAAACTATAATACTAACAACCGTGCAATCTTGTCCGAAATGGGACATCCACACGCAATGGCAGATTGGGATTGGGATGGTCCTAGAATTACAGTTGCATATGATGTAATTCCACTTAAAGATATTATGCGTTTTGGATCCTCACAAGAGCAACACTGGATTCCTTTAGCATGATTGCAATGAAGCCACCACATAAGTTTTTTGACAGATTTCTAGATAATAATCTAGATGAAATGTACACGTATCTTGAAATGAAACAAGATGAACTTCTTGCAGGAACCCTTACAGAAATTCCCACAGAGGAATTATCAAAATATAATAAAAATAATGGTGCTGCTACGCAACTTGGCAAATACTATAATATCTTTAATTTTACGCATCCATCAGTTCAGAAACTAAAATTTGCACTAAAGGATATCATGATTGAGGCATCAGAATATTATGGTCTTGATTTTGAGGCAAATAAATTTGCAATTAAGGGTTGGTTCAATTATGATCCAAAGACAACTGGAACTAGTGGCGTTAATCCATTAAAGAATGAAAGATTCTTTCATGACCATATGGGCGGAGAGGGTGCTCCAGTATTTCATGGATATTACTGCGTAAATGCAGAGCCATCATCTACTTTTTATAAGATTAATGGTATTGATTCATTTGAAAACATTAATAAAAACAACAGGGCAATTGTTTCTGAAACTGGACATCCACACGGTAGAGATGACTGGTATCAAGACAAACCAAGAATTACAATTGCTTATGACATAGCACCAGCAGTTGATGGCCTTGGTAATGGATGGATAGAATTATGAAAAAATTGATCTGTTTTTTATTTGGTCATGATTTAGATATTGCTACATGCCCAGTGACTGGAATTAAACTTACACAATGCAAAAGATGTGAGCCTAAGCATCCAAGAAGTTTTAATTTTAGTTAACCCTCAACTATCACTTTAGGTAGAGTTTTACTTTTTAGAAAACTCTGCTATACTTGCTTTATTACAGTTTTTTAAAAGGAGAAACACATGTCAGATTTTTTTAGTTTTCGTTTACCAGAGGAGTTTATCAATGAGTATAAAATCAAGGAGTCGCCTTTTGGTTTTGTAGACGCTGGTAATAATTCTTTGGGAGAGATTACGTTTATTCGTACCTATTCTCGTATGAAGGATGATAGAACTAAAGAAAGATGGCATGAAGTTTGCCGTCGTGTAATCGAAGGTATGTACTCAGTTCAAAAGAACCACGCCAAAGAAAATCGTTTACCATGGAATGATTACAAGGCTCAGTCATCTGCTAAGGAAGCATTTGATAGAATGTTTAATCTTAAATGGACACCACCAGGACGTGGTATGTGGACATTTGGAACTGCTATGACCATGGAAAAACGTAATTCTGCAGCACTTCAGAATTGTGCCATGGTTTCAACAAAAGACCTTGATAAAAATGATCCAGGTGCATTATTTGCTTGGGTTATGGATGCCCTTATGCTTGGTATTGGTGTGGGATTTGACACCGTTGGTCAGGAAAAGAATTTTATAATCTATGAACCAACTGAGCCAGTACAGATTTATGAAATCCCAGACACTCGTGAAGGATGGGTTGAGTCAATTAGACTTCTCCTGAATTCATTTTTGAGAGCAAACCAAAATATACAAGAATTCAGTTATGACCTTATCCGTCCACTAGGAACACCAATTAAGGGCTTTGGAGGGGTCGCAAGCGGTCCAGAACCACTGATTCGTCTACATAACTCTATCCGTAGTGTAATTGGCTCTAGGGCTGGACAGACACTAGATTCAAGAGCAATTGTTGATATTGTTAATCTAATTGGAACATGTGTAGTAGCAGGAAATGTTCGTAGATCAGCAACACTTGCTTTAGGTGCATCTGGAGATGAAGATTTTATTAATCTTAAAAATGCTGAAGTTTTCCCAGAACGTAATTCATTTGATTCAGAAAATCCAGGATGGGCTTGGATGTCAAATAATTCGATTTCTGCAACAGTCGGTATGGATTATGAAAAGTATACAGATTTAATCGTTAATAATGGAGAACCAGGATTTATTTGGCTTGACGTTGCACGTAACTATGGTCGTCTAGCAGATCCAGCAGATGGAAAAGATTATCGTGTTATGGGTTTTAATCCATGTGCAGAACAACCACTAGAGTCATATGAACTTTGTACTTTAGTTGAGGTTCATCTGAATAGGCATGAATCTAAAGAAGATTTCTTGAGAACATTAAAGTTTGCTTATCTTTATGGAAAGACTGTAACACTTCTTCCAACACATTGGCAACAAACAAATGGCATTATGCAACGCAATCGCCGTATTGGTACATCGCTCACTGGCATTGCCTCATTTGCAGATCAAAAAGGACTACCAGCAGTTCGTGAATGGATGGATGAGGGATATCAAACAATTCGCAAGTATGATCGTCAATATTCAGAATGGTTATGTGTTCGTGAATCAATTCGTGTAACAACAGTTAAGCCATCTGGTTCTGTATCAATTCTTTCTGGTGCAACTCCTGGCGTTCACTGGGGACCTGGAGGAAATTACTTCCTTCGTGCAATTAGATTTGGGGATACAGATCCAATGATTCATTTATTTAGTGCAGCAGGATATAAAATTGAAAAAGATATTGTTTCAGCAAATACATCTGTAGTATATTTCCCAGTTAAATCTGGACATCCACGTTCTGAAAAGGATGTAACATTATTTGAAAAGATTGCTCTTGCAGCAACTGCCCAAAAATACTGGTCTGATAATGGTGTTTCTGTAACGCTCTCATTTGACAAGGAAACAGAGTCAAAGCATGTTGCTCCAGCACTTCATATGTACGAGGGGCAGTTAAAGGCAGTATCATTCCTTCCAATGGGCAATACCGTATATCCACAACAACCTTATACTCAAATTTCCGAAGAGGAGTATAATAGTTATGTTGGACAGATTAAAAAGATAGATTTTTCTGCTATTTATGAGGGTGTAGATAATCTAGAAGCACAGGGTGAAGCATATTGCACAACAGATGCATGTGAGATTAAGATAGGCTAATTATGAAACTTATTGGAAATTTTATAAATGAAGAAGACTTAAAAACGATACAAAACTATATTGCTACAATTAAGTTTAATACTAGAGAAGAACACGATCCCCTACATGATGCATTATTTGAAAATGAAGGTACAAAATTTGATATTCATACACGTGGAGAGATGCCAAATAATATTTTAGAAATATTTTCAAAATATTCAAGGGGTTTCTATGAAGCAGTTCAATCAGAATCAGAACTAGATTATCATCCACCAATGTTTTCAAAACATTATATTGCACGTTATAGAAATGGTGGAGAGTCAGAGCCACATTTTAATATGGATAAACCAGCAAATACATATGGGTCTTATATTGTTTGGCAAAATGCAAAATCTGGAGGACACATTCTATTTCCAAATCACGACCTTGAAATTATTGCTACTCCAGGAGATTTATTTATTTTTGAAGAATCTGAAAAAGATAAACATGGAATTAGTCCAATTCTTGATGGAGAAATGTTTGTGTCTGAAGCATGGATGGGAACAAAGGGACAGTTATGGATGCCTAATAGAACTCCATACGAGCAGGTTCAATGGGATGATTGGGAAATAAAGGGTTTTTATGATTGATCAAATCAAACATACTTCTAGATTTATGGATCCAGAAGACGCAAGATTAATCTCCGAGTACGCAGCATCTATTGATTCTAACTTTATAGAATATGGAAATGGAGAAAAAGAATTTACTTTTTTTGCTTCATTTAATAACCCAGATGTATTAAGGCTTTTAAATTTTTATGGAAACTCAACAATGTCATTTGTTAAAAATAATTACGAAGGTCAATTTGAACCGTATGATGAATCAAAAACACATGTGGCTAGATTTACAGAGGGATTTGGTATGCACGAACATTTTGATGTAAATAGGCCAAATGACATTGCTACCCTTATTTATCTTAATGACAACTATGATGGAGGAGAGATATACTTTCCAGCATACAATATATCAATAAAACCAAAAGCAGGAGACTTAGTTTGTTTTCCAGATAATGAAAATTTTGTGCATGGTGTTAAACCAATCTTAAAAGGTACCAGATATACCTCTCCAAGATGGTTTACACGCATTGTATGATAAAATAGACTATTATGGCAAGTCCTTCAAATCTGTATGCTGAAAAAATATTTGCAGAGCATCCAAGCGTGTTCTGGGCACTTGACGATCAGGCTGACTATATATCACTATTAAATGATAGAACATATACAGATTGGACATTTGGCGGTACATCATCAGAACAACTTCTAACAAATAAGGGAGATGCTCCATTTCCATCTAGCGAATTACTACTTGTAAAGGGAGATGTGCCAACTGGATCTAGTTCAATAATAACCATAATAAGCAAAGATATTAATAATTTTACTGAATTAAATCAATCGCTTGCAACATTTGCTACTGGTTCATATATTAAATCTCTTAGTGCCTTTATGACAAATGTTGAAATTGGTTATGAGTATTTTGATCATACTACTGGATCTATGGTCCAACAACTGACATCCCTCGATGTCGCAGTTGTTAATAAATGGTTTTTTGTTTCAGACACATTTAACATTCCATCTGAGGATGCAGTATTTAGAATTGTTATTAAAATTCACTACCTTGCTGGTGGACAGACATCAAATGATTATCAATTTTTAATTAATGGTATTTCTGTTGGTCAGTGGTGTGAAGAGTTCAATTCTACATCGCTAGGTGTACAGATTTCATCAATTCCATCAAACATTGCAGTTAATTCAACTAAAGGAATTGTGGCAAGCGCATACGGATTATTTGATAAGGCAGGATACTATTTAGCAAAAAATAATTCCTTAGTTGCAAAAAATTCTGGTATTCCACTTGTTTTTGGATCACAAAATACAACAGTATTATATTCAAATTCAGGCGACCCATCTTTAATTATTCCAGGTCAGGGATTTTTAAATGATCTTGGAAGATTTAAAGAATACACAATAGAGATGTGGCTAAATATTACAACGGATGCAGTAAATAAAACTAGAATTTTTGGACCAATTGCTTCAACTGATGGTTTATACGTTCATGGTCCTTTTATTACATTTAAAGTTGGAAATGACTTTGGTTCTCATTATATTGGTGAATGGTCAAAGCCAATGTTACTTCATGTCCGTGTTTCTAATAATAATGCATCACTTTTGATTAATGGAGAACAGGTTATTTCATTTGCTATTTCACCACTTATCCTAGATCTACCACTTGAATATAATGCAGATACTGGTAAGCATCAAGACTGGCTAGGCTTCTATTCTTATGATGACGTATCACCTTACATGATTGACTGCGTTGCTGTTTATCCATATCAGGTTTCAACAATAGTTGCCAAGCGTAGATTTATTTATGGTCAGGGTGTAGAATTTCCAGAAGTAATTAATCATGCATATGGTGGAACATCGGTATATGTAGATTATCCATTTTCTAAATATGCAAACAACTATATGTATCCAGATACTGGAGAATGGAATCAAGCAGCCGTAGATAATCTTGGAACTAATAACGGAGTTTTATCTACTCCATCATTTAACTTGCCAGATTTTGTTTTTTCAAATAAAACTCAGTCTAATTTATTTCTAGATTGTAATGATTTGCAATCAGAACAATATAATTTTATTACATTTAGACCCAACCCTTCTTGGGATAATACCAATGCATATATTTATTACAATAAGTTAAATATGATATCTGAAGAAACAAAAGCATTTTATGGTGTCTTTAAAATTAAAGAAGCAGTCGTTGATACTCCACAAGTATTAATTAGAGTAGAGGATTCAACTAATAATAACTATTTTTCTATTGAGGTGCAGGATCACAGAATTGACTATGTATTAAAATATTCTGGAGTTAGAAAAGTAATATATTCATCTCCAGGAGTTGAGGTTGGAACAATATTTGCAGCAGGTATAAATATTGATGATTTTGTTAATTATTATGGCAAAAACTTATTATCATTTTTTGGAAATAAAAATCAGTTAAATGTTTATGTTGGCGGTACCAAAGAACTGTCAAATACTTTTACTGGTAACATTTATAAAGTTGGTTTTACAACTGCTAGAAATATTAATAACGTTGAATTAGGATTTAACTTTAAAGGTGTTCCATATGACTACGAAGATATATTTGAATATTTTAATGGAGTAACCCCAATAGATTCTGGTGACTCATATTTTGGAAATAACATAACATTCTGGCAATATGTATGGAATGGTGGCACACCATCGGACTTCTCAGTACAGCGTTTAGTTGATCACATAGCAAGTCACACACTGATTTTTGAAAAGGTTTTTAATAAATTAATTCCAGATATTGCCACAACTGGATATTGGGAAGATAATATTCCGCTTACATATTTTGGTAAAAATATAGTGGCAGAAGATGGTTCAACGGTATATGGGTTAGACTTTATTCAATTTAATATTGACTATCCTGCACCATCTAAATATACAGAATCAGAAACTACGGGCACTTGGAATTATGCAGAGTTAAAATCTGAATATGAGAAACCAACTCAAAAGACGTATGCTTTGCTAGACAATCATTTATACACTAACTATGATAATTATGATGATTTAGCACAAAGATCTATGAAGAGTTATTTATATGACACTTCTAAATCTTTGGTGAGATCATATATAACTTTTCAATATACTAAAACTGGTGCAAATGCTCAGCCTGGTTATTTTACTCGTATTGAAAATGCTACAAAGAACGGAGTAGTAGTTCCTGGCTCTGATTGGCAACATACTAAATATGAGGTGGTAGATAATATGGTTATTTATCCACCAACATTAGTAGACTTTAATGACCTATCTATTGTTTTGCATCTAGAGTTTGTAGTTAATGGAGTTAGGTTTAACCCAATTAAAGTGAGATCATTGCAATTAGCATCACAAGCACTAAACGCAAATCAACTAACTCCGATTGGCACAAGGTTCGGTACTGATGTTTATCCATATACCAAAGATGGATTTTATTATAATTATAAACACACAAATCCATATACTATTTATAAAAAGAGTATGCCATATTTGTATTTAAGTAGAAATAGTGGTTTTGAAATTAAGGGCACATATAATCCACAAATTGATAGAGGTCTTTCTATTAAAATCAATTCAAGCAAAGCGTCTGACTACCAAGTTATGGCTATGCAAGCATTTCTTAAATATGATAAAGATTTTTTCCCATACGCTCCAACTCCAATATTTAATATATATGGACGCAATAGTTCTTTAAACTTTTACATGGTTGCAGATAGCCCAGATGGTAGACGTGCAAAAATTTATGCAATTAACTCAGATACTGGAAGATTAGAAAACGGTATTGCATTTTATATCAATGGAAAGTTAGTTAAGAATCCAGTTATAACCGTAAAAGAATGGTCTGTTTTGGGAATATCGTTTGCTAATATTATTGATTACACAAACTATACTGGCGAGTTAAATCTAGTTGGACCACTTGTATTTAGTAATATATCGTATTATCAGTCTACAACTCTTCAAGAAGTAAAAACTATTGTTAAACGTCAATGGTTCCAGGTCCTCAATAGCGGATCTTCAGTCCAAGATTGGGAATATTGGGTTGACGCTGGTAACTGGAATAATGTCTTAATCCTCTCTACTACAAGTTATTATGGTGTTAATCCAAAGAATATCTATGATGCCTTTGCTGGAACTAATAAGATAATTATTGATGATGAAAGGCTTTTAATGTTTGACAACTACGAATATAACTTTAATACAGATGTGGTGTGGCAATCTAAAGTCATCAATGCAGTATAGTATGGTATACTGGTGGTTATGAAAAGCAAAAACAATGCTCCCTTTGGTAAAGATGGAAAACCAAGAATGCCTGGTCAGATTGGTGATACAAAGGTCACTTTAATTGAAAAAAACTATGACTGGGGACTTTATGTATGGAAGAGAGCAAATGGCAAATGGTTCACTGATGGAGAAGGCAACATATTAAATATTCCATCTATGAAAGGTGATATTGCTCAGATTGCTAAATTAAAACAAGCAGCAGCATATTACGGTGAGCCAGATGGAGAACCATATTTTTTTGCTGGATTGGGAAGGGTAACTGATGAAGAGTACTCTGAGCAAAAGCAAAGAATGGCAGAGGGGCTAATCCCTAACCTTAATGACTTAGGTGCGGTTCAAGCAGCCAAGGATACAATTGCAAAGTATGGAGCAACAGATTAATGTCAAACGAAGATCAAATTTTTATTAATGCAAATATAGATACACCAACTAGTTTTTTGGATCAATTTAAACAAGAGGATCCATTTAATAAGGTTTGGTCTGAACTCAAATCATATTCTGGTTTAGGCAACAACTTTAAACGTCGTGCAAACAGAGTTGCAGAAAAATCTTTGGCACCAGATAATATGCCAGGATATATGGATAGTGCAAGAGCAAATCAAAGCGGTATTGACGGTGCACGTTCAAAAGAAATTAATCCAGGCACTGTTTATAGAAATGCATATGGTTTATTTGATGTTATCACTCCACCATGGAATGTTTACGAATTGGCAAACTTTTATGACACCTCATTTGCCAATCATGCTGCAATCGACGCAAAGGTAGAAAACGTTGTTGGTCTTGGATATGATTTTGAATTATCTCCAAGCACAATGCTCAAACTAGAATCAAATGCTGATTCTGCTCAAGTAGATAGAGCAAGAAATAGAATTGAAAGAGCAAAAATTGAAATGCATTCTTGGCTTGAATCATTAAATGATGATGATTCATTTACAACCACAATGACCAAGGTATACACAGATATGCAAGCAATTGGAAATGGATATCTTGAAATAGGTAGAACAACATCTGGACAGATTGGTTATGTTGGCCATATTCCAGCAACAACAATGCGTGTTCGTAGATTACGTGACGGATATGTTCAAATTATTGGACAAAAGGTAGTTTATTTTAGAAATTTTGGAGCAAACAATCCAAATCCAATTACAGATGATCCAAGACCAAATGAGATTATTCATTTTAAGCAATACTCACCACTAAATACATTTTATGGTGTTCCAGATATTATGTCAGCAATCAATTCACTTTATGGAGATCAATTAGCATCACAATATAACATTGATTATTTCAGCAATAAGGCTGTACCACGCTATGTAATTACACTTAAGGGTGCAAGATTATCATCTGATGCTGAAGATAAAATGTTTAGATTTTTACAAACTAATCTTAAAGGTCAATCACATAGAACGCTCTATATTCCACTTCCAGGAGATACAGATCAAAATAAAGTTGAGTTTAAAATGGAACCAATTGAAAATGGTGTACAAGAAGGCTCATTTGAAAGATATCGCAAACAAAATCGTGATGATATTTTAATTGCTCACCAAGTTCCACTTTCTAAAATTGGTGGAGGAGAAGCAGGTGGACTTGCAGCAGCACTTGCACAAGATAGAACCTTTAAAGAACAGGTCTCTAGGCCAGCACAAAAGGAACTAGAAAAAACTTTAAATAAAATCATTAAGGAAAAGACAGATATCCTATTATTAAAGTTTAAAGAATTAACTCTGACTGATGAAATTGCTCAATCACAGATCATTGAAAGATATGTAAAGACTCAAGTTATGCTTCCAAATGAAGCAAGGCAGACACTTGGACTTCCTCAACGGGAAGGAGGGGATGAGCCTTTCCAGCCTAAGCCAGCAGACAATGTGCAAAGAGCAAGGGATGGAGAGCGACTAAATAACCAATCCGATGGTCCAGCCACAATTAGTGGACGGAATCCAAAAGGCGAGGGCAGATCTTCTCAATAGGTTATCCACAGGTTTATTCACAGGTATGTGAAAAAAGGCTCTATAATATATTTAACATGACTATATCCAAAGCCCATTGGAGTTCCGATGGCGATTCGCTAAGACTTTCTTTACCGCTTTCTAAGGTGGATAAAGAAAGACGTATTGTTTCTGGTTTTGCTTCATTAGATAATTTAGATAAGCAAGGTGACATCGTTACATCAGAAGCATCTATGAAAGCATTTAGTAATTTCCGTGGAAATATTCGTGAAATGCATCAACCGCTTGCAGTAGGTAAGATGGTTAATTTTAAAGCAGACAAATATTTTGATCCAAACACAAAAAAGTTTTATTCTGGTGTTTTTGTATCTGCATATGTTTCTAAAGGTGCACAGGATACATGGGAAAAAGTTTTGGATGGTACACTAACAGGGTTTTCAATTGGTGGACGCATGAATAAATGGGATGATGGTTATGATGAAAAATCAGATTCTACAATTAGAATTATTAAAGATTATGATCTTGTTGAGTTGAGTCTTG